CTTACGATCCAGAAGGTATGACTGTTGAGTATTTGGATTGTTTTGGAACAACAGCTTATTATGTGATTCCTGGTGAAGATGTGGGACTACAATTTAGTTTCTGTGGATCTTTACCTGTTGTTATTATAGGGACAGGTTCGGCTATTGATACAGGTAATGCTTGTATAGGTGGGGCTTGTCCTCCAGAACCAAGTCCAAGTCAGACAGCTACTCCTACTAACACTCCAACTAATACGAGCACTCCAACCAACACACCGACTATCACTCCAACTCCAAGTATAACACCTTCTACAGTTCTTGAAACTTGTGCTTTTTTAACAGTAAGAACTGATGCAAGTTTAAATGTTCCGATTACAGGTGTTGAGGTTAATACCATTCCAGTTACTTATTTATCGGGTTCTACCTTTACAATAACTACGTCTGATCCTCCAGGTTATTTCAATACAACACAAACAGGATCTAGTGAGACAGTAACTGTAAATTATGGATCTAACATTTCAGGCCAACACATAGATTTAACTGATTGTAATTCTGTGGTTCATTGTTGCGATCTAAACCCTGGTGGTGGAACTTGCACTTTTACAGGTGTTGATTTAAGTTGTAGTTGTAATTGGACTATTGAAGCTTTCGATGGTACTTGTTAAACGCAATTAGAGACGAATTATGACCGATTAAACTAAAAATGATATTTCATATTATGAAGACAGAGAAGATTGAAAATAACGACCCTAATGAGTTTATAGACCCAATAGGAGACTTAAGAAGAAGCCTGAACCAAGAATTACCTGAAAGGGATAAGTTCCATAAGTTCTATAATCAATTAAAAAACTTACCCGAGTTTTTTGAGATTGCTAAAAAGAGACAAAATAAGTAATGGCACAAACACAAACTTTACAAGTTAAAATTGACGCAGCGATAAATGCTGAAGCAACCCTCAAAACCTTAAGGGAGTTAAAACAACTCCAAAAGGAAACTGTTGCGGGTAGTGCTGACTATAAGAAGATACAAGCTCGTATCAACGACATCGGTGATGCTGCTAAAACAGCAAAGGGACAAAGTGAGGATTGGATTGACGCTTTAGCAGGTGCTGGTGGGCCTATCGGTATGTTAGGTCGTGGATTAGATACTGTAACCAGTTCAACTAATAAGTTCGGTCTTGCTCTTAAAGCGACAGGTATTGGACTTATTGTAGGTTTAGTTGGGATGTTAGTAAAAGCTTTTAGTGAGAACGAAAAAGCGATGAAGAAACTTGAACCCATAATGATTGCTTTTGAGCAGATCTTGGGTGGTATATTCGCAGCACTTGAACCTGTATTTGACGCATTCGTTGGTTTAGCGGTTAAAGCTATGCCATTAGTTACCAGTGCTATCAAAGTTGTTTATGTTAGTATCTCAACCTTATTACAATCATTAGGGAAACTTGCGTCTTCAATTAGTAAATTATTTTCAGGTGATTTTAGTGGAGCGTGGGAAGATGCGAAGTCATCAGTTATGGACTTTGGTAAGACCTATACCGAAACAGCCAAGAAGTTTGATGAAGGTGCATCACAAACAACAAAGACACAAAAGAAAAACCTTCAAGAACAATCTGACGCACATAAGAAGTGGTTGGATCAACAAAAGGCAATATACACCGCAGATGAAAAGGCAAGACAAGCCAATTTAGACAAAGCAAAATCGATCGCATTAGATGGTGCTAAAACAGAACAAGAGAAATTAGCGATTGAGAAAAAATATGCTGAAGATACTTATAACTCAAAGAAAAAATTATTAGAGGATCAAGCAAAACTTTATCCTAAAGGATCACAGGAATATAAAGATTTTCAATCTCAATTAACGGCTCTTGATGCTGACTACATCAACAAAAAGACAGAGTTTAGAAATAAAGATCTTGAACTCGCAAAAAAAGCGTTTGATGATGAAGTAAAATCAGCACAAGAAGCAAACAAAAGAAAAATTGATGACCTTACCGCAACATTCAACTTACAAAAAGAAAAGTATGGTGAGAACTCAAAGGAAGCAAGAGCAGCACAAGATGCTATTTTTGAGGCACAGGCTCAAGGATTAGAAAATGAGAAAAAACTTTATGAAAGTAAGAATGAACTTACCAAAGAAGAAAAAGCACGACTTGAAGACATCAAAGTCGCTCAAACAAATCTTACCACAACAGTCCAAATTGAAAATGAGAAGAGGATAAAAAGTGATAGGGATACAATAGCGAAAAGATTAGACGACGAGAAAAAAGCAAGTGATGAGAAGTTTAGTCGTGATATGCAAAACGCTGGTTTGAACTTTGAACTTCAACAACAAATCTTACAGGATAAGTTAAGGGCTGATGAAGAATATTTTGCCGCTCAAGAAGCTCTTTATGCCGGTAATAAAGAAAAGTTAAATGAGATAGATGCGTTAAGATTATCAAGTCAAGCGACCTACGCTCAACAGGAAGAGGAGATAAGACAGAAACAAGTTCAACTAAATATTCAAGCAGCAGACGCAGCTATCAACGCTCTTGGAGCTGAAACCGCAGCGGGTAAGGCAGCTCTTGTTGCAAAATCATTTTTATTAGCCAAGGAACTTGTGTTAGAGGTTAAAAGAACAATTGCTTTCTCAAAATTATCATTAGCCGAGAGTAAAGTTGCTGTCGCTACAGGTGCAGCTAAAACAGCTAAAGTAGGTTTTCCACAAAATATACCTCTATTGATTTTATATGCGGCTCAAGCTGTATCTATCATCAAGACAGTTATTGACGCTACAAAAATGGCTGGTGAAGCAGGTAGTGCTGGTGGTTCAACAGATGTGGGTTCAGTTCCAACAGGGACAGCAGTTCCAAAACCAAGAGGTATGGCTACAGGTGGATTGGTTCAAGGAGTAGGAGGCCCTAAAAGTGATATGATCCCTGCTATGTTGAGTAATGGTGAGAGTGTAATAAACGCACAATCTACCTCTATGTTTAGACCATTACTATCTTCAATCAACGCGATAGGTGGTGGTAAGAGATTTGCCGATGGAGGACTTGCTGTAGGTTCATTCTCACAAGATCAAGCATTATCTCAATTACAAAGTTCATTAAACTTACAACAAGCACCAATCAAAACTTATGTGGTTGCGAGCGATATGTCTAACCAACAAATGTTAGATAGAAATATTAAAACTCGTTCTACACTATAAAAGATTGAACTTATTAAAAAAATTGATATTTATTAGTATATGACCCCTAAAATAATTGAACTTATCATTCAGGACGGAGATGACGAAGCAGGGTTAGATGGTATTGCGTTGGTAGAGATGCCAGCACACGAAGCAAACTTTGAGTATTTTAATCAGGAACAAGAAACACCTTGTGAGGACGGCAAATGTTCTCACTATATTCTTGCTGATGAAAAAATACCACAAGTAATCCAAATGTTTCACGCTTACGGAGAACCACAAGGATTTCTTGAAAAAGAAGGTTGGGAAATAACTTCCGTAAAGGTAGTTGGAAAACAAGAGTTCCAAATAATCTCTAATCCCAATTTACCATCAGCACAGGACACTCCTGATGTTAGATTTAGATACAAGTATGTAGGGCCAATTACTGAAAACTCAAGAACTTTTTGTAGGGAAATGATGGCTGCTCGTAGAGTATTCCGTATTGAAGACATTATGGAAATGAGTAATCGTTCTGTGAATGAAATTGGGCCTGAAGGTTATTCTATTATGGAATGGAGAGGTTCTTACAACTGCGTTCATAAATGGGTTCAACTTATGTATCAACCAACCGGTAGAATTGTGAATAACGATAAAATTGATACGGGTGTAGAAGATGAGGATAATATGCCAGGCCCTGATACAAGAACTACCGCTACAATAGCAGCAGGTAATACTCCACCAAGAAGAGGTTTTACAGCATCAAATCCTGATGTAAGTGCTTTATCACCTTATGTAGAACAAATCAAAAAGCCAGTTAAAAAACCTGTTCTTGCTTCATTACCTCTTTTTGAGAAACAAGAAGACGCTGAAGCAATTGCTATGTTGATTGGTTGTGAAGGTTCCCACGAACATTCTTACGGAGACAAGAAATTATTTATGCCTTGTAAGGCTCATCCTAAAGACCAAACAAGTTATATTACAGACGAAGATGAAGACCCTGATGATGTGGGTGGTAGTGATAATCCTATGGAAAACTTTGCTGAAGTAGGCCCAAGAGGTGGTATAAATCCAAGTGATAAAGCCCCAAAGAGTGGAACCCCTAATCCTAATCCAAAAGGTGAGGGAACAGCAAAGGGTGATGCGAGTGGTAAGAGAGGAGCAAAGGTTTCAGCAGAACAAGAAAAAACATTACAGAAAAAGGTTGATGACTTCAACGAAAAAGAGAGTAATACCAAGAATGGTAGAGCAACTTTAGGAGCATTAAAATCTGTATTCCAAAGAGGATTAGGAGCCTTTAATGTATCACACTCACCAAAGGTAAGATCAAGCGAACAGTGGGCTTATGCTCGTGTAAATGCGTTTCTATACCTATTGAAAACTGGCAGACCACAGAACAAAAAATATACAACAGACAACGACCTATTACCAAAAGACCACCCAAAAGCAGACAAGATGTCTTCAATAGAAGAGGATTTTAGTTGGGAAGGTTATGTTGATGAAGAGGAACAAATGGAGATGATGAGACAAGAGTTTCAATCATACGATGACTACCCTACATCGGTAAGAAATAATGCTTGTAAGGTAATCAAGTGGAAGGAAGAATATGGTGATGAGGTGGATGGTATGACCCAAGTAGGTTGGATTAGAGCCAATCAATTATGTAAGGGTGAAAAGATAAGTGAAGAAACAATTGCCAGAATGTCGGGTTTCCAAAGACATAAAAAGAATAGCGAAGTAGCCCCTGAATACAAGGATACGCCTTGGAAGGATAGAGGTTATGTTGCTTGGTTAGGATGGGGTGGAACAACAGGAATAAATTGGGCAGCAGACAAATTACAATCCATAAGAAACGAGATGAGTTTTTCGGTATTCAGTATGGAAGAGAAAATGGTTGTAGGCCCTGCTATGGTTCCTGATAAGATGATTATTAGAAGAAATGAAATAACAGGTGAGATATACTATGTGTATTTTACCGAAGAAACTATAAAGAAACTTCAACAGAAGTTTATGATTGAGAAGTTGTTAGACAAGACAAATATTGAGCACGGACGGAAGTTTCTAAATGGAGTATCTGTGGTTGAGAGTTGGATAGTTGATGACCCACAATACGATAAACAACAAGTATTCGGTATGAATTATCCAAAAGGAACTTGGATGGTAAGTATGAAGATAGAAGACGATGCTATTTGGAACAAAATTAAAGAAGGTAAGTTAAATGGTTATTCCGTTCAAGGTTATTTTTTAGAAAAAGCAAAGTTCAATAAAGATACTACCGACAAACTTGAAGAAATCAAAAATATCCTAAAACAAATTATATGAATTACCAAGACGCTATAAAGAAAATCAATAAACTACTTGGCTTGTATAAGTTCAACTCCTATAAAATCAAAGAAAATGGTAATGAAATAATTACTGAAGGTGATTTGAGTGTTGGTGAGCCTATTTATATCATAAATAAAGACGGGCAAATACCAGCACCTGATGGTGAGTTTGAGTTAGATGATACAACCAAAATAACAATCAAGGACGGATTAGTCCAAAAAATAAATTACGACAATATGGAACAAAAACAAAACTTCGTAGAAGCGATGCTAAAAGATGGCACAGTAGTAAAATCCCCAACATTTGATGTCGGTGAGGAAGTTAAAATTGTTAGTCCTGATGGAACAGAACAAAAAGCGCCTGATGGGTCGCACGAACTATCACTTAAAGATAGTGAGGGTAATGAAGTTCTTATCAAGATTATCACTAAAGACGGAAAAATCACAGAAAGAGAAAATGTTGAACTTTCACAACCAGATATGGAAGAAGTTGAAGAAGAGATGGGAATGACTACACCTGCTTTATCTCAAGGCAACGACAATATGGAAGGTTTCAAGAAGGAAATTATGGCTGTGTTAGGCGAAATCAAAGACAAAATTGATGCCGTTGTAGCAGACCAAGAAGAAATGAAAAAGAAGGTCTCCAAGTTCGCTAAAGAACCAGCGGGAGAACCTTTAAGAGTTGGCAAAAACCAAATCCAAACTGAATTAAACCAAGCAAAAGATGATTACATCTCTCAACTTGTTTCTATCAGGCAAGGTTCTAAAAAATAAAATAAATTAAAAAAACAAAAATTAAAAGTTATGGCAAACAAAAAGTATGACTTCAATTTTAACTTATCATCTCTATCTACTTACACAGATGAGGTTGGTGGTGAATTGATTAGAAGAGCAATACTTGAGAGTGAGACAATTAAATTGATTAAAGTTCAACCTGGTAGATAATGCCACTTTCTACAGAGATGTAGATTGAAAAATTGGGTAAAATCGGTAGAAGGTGAAATCCCCAATACCGAGCCAAACTTCAAGATTACGAAAGGCTTGAAGCGGTGTAGAGCATAGAGAGTGAATAAATATAATCTCTCCAAGAGTATCCAACAACTAAAAAGTTGAAAATGTATGC